CGTGCAATCCTGCACCCACACCGAAAGGTATGCTACTATGCCAACGCCGCGCACACGGGTTGAGACCTGGAATATTCAGACCGGGTCTCGAACTCTTTATGGATCCACAGATTATCGTGAGTCCGAAGGGTTCTCCAATGTGTGCGACGATGTTGAAGATGGTTTCGGTCTAGAAAATCCTTTCTTTCTTACAAAGGACTACTATTCCGGTGGATTCTTAAACGGATCCATAACTAATAAAACCTTCTCCAACTGGCCTACGCCGCTCCAGACACCAGGCTATTATCTTTTGCCTAGTGTCCCTTCACATACGGAACGGGCGACTCTGGTTGCTTCTTTAAGTAACCCTAGCCGTCCAACAATCTCGATTCCCACCTTCATTGGTGAGTTGAAAGATTTTCCGCGTATGATTCGCCATGCAGGACGTTACCTGCTTGGAACTGCCTGGAAGCACAAGAGTGGGCTTAGTTTCGCTAAAGAATTAGCGTCACAACAGCTTGCCATCCAATTTGGATGGGCACCACTAGTGGGCGACCTTGAGAAAGCCGTGAAGTTTACTGAGTCCTACGAACGTAGGGTCAATGAACTGAACCGCTTATACTCAGGCAGGGGGCTGCGCAGACGTGTGAAGCTCGACACCGTTACCGCAACAGGAAGCATAAATCTAAATGCTCACTCTGCGGGAGGTGTTCTCTTCACCAACATTCCCAACACCCAAGAAACCACAGTAGAAAACTGGGGGGTCATAAGGTGGCAACCGAGCTCTTTGGTTCCTAAACCTCAGAGTCCGGAAGAAGTGCGTAATCTCATGCTGGGTCTTCACCCGGCTGAAATTATAAGCACTGCATGGGAACTACTTCCATGGTCTTGGTTGATTGATTACTTCTCCAATGTGGGGAGGTTTCTCTCTCTGACCAATAATCAGCTACTAGCCGAGGTAAACCGCGGCAGTCTGATGCGTCACTACATTTGTAAACGCTCATGGGGTAACTGGCATATCACAAACAGCAGCGGTTCCATTCGGCTAGATGCCGGTGAAACCGTGAGGGAGTTCAAAATTCGATCTCCTTTTACTTCTGCTGATTTCGGTATAACCGCCTCATTCCCGTTACTTTCGGGAAAACAAGTGTCTATCCTTAGTAGCTTAGCTATTTTGAGGAAATGACATATCCTCATAAAGCCACGAAAGGATTTAACCATGCTGGCTAATACAATCACTGTAACAATCGCTACCGTTGACAAAATTCTGCTTCGGATTTACTCCGATAAAGAAGGAAGTCTCTATCGTCTTCGCGACGATACGGAAGAGATTACTCTCAAGATTCGGCACTCCACCCTCACGGGTGGTGGTGTGATCCGTAACCGCCATAATGTACTGATGGAGCATACCGTAAGAGCTACGGATACTACACCAGAATACTTCTGGTCCACGTCTGTCACATTGACAGAACGTGACGGATCTGATCCTGAGTACCTTGGGGATAGCATCGTCGGCCTCGCGGCCGCTTTCTCTACCCTTTGGGATACAGTTTCGATTGGTGATCAGTAAGTCCTGATCAACTGCTGGTTTGTCACCAACAGTAGAAGCCACCTAGTCAATCACACCAAATAAAGGTATCTGATATGAGTGAACTAGATATGGTTCGTGTGCTCTACCGCGCTTTGTTCAAAGACTTAGCGCGGCTACACCCGGCCACTTGCGATGAGTTGGATCGAGACTATTCTCGCCTGCTCAAAGCAGATCGAAAAGACGGGCTATGGTTCTACACCGTAGTCCTTCCTGCCTGTTCTAAATTCTTCGAAAGAAGTCTCGCGAACGGGCGCCTCCTTGAGGAACGTCCTTCCCTTTGTGGGAAGAAAACGATCCATGACGTGAGACCGATGTTTCTATTCGGACTGTACGCCGAGGTTTTCGACAAAAGTGGTATGCTTTTGGATGAACCGGATAACGCATCAATTGCTTCGATTCGTCAGGTTTACCTGATGATGAAGAAGCTTAATAAAGAATGCGAGGAACAGTATGTGGCAGATGCCATCAATACTTTTCGGAAGATTGAAACAGATCTTCCCCGGAGCTGGCCGACCACTTGGGATCATACTGATCCTGAGTGGACTCGTCGTTATGGACACCCTCTTTGGGGCAGCCGTGACGAAGTCAGTCGTAGCATTGATTTGTTCGACGGACTTGCCATGCCATCAGATGACGTCGACCTTGGTTGGGACGGATTTCGCGAACTTACTGCGAGATTTTGTTCACAACTAGGTGAATTTGACGCTTTTGATGTGAATCCTAAGCATGGACCTGGAGCTGTCTCCGACCGGGACCCTGACTTCGTTAAGTACGATTTCAGGCACTGGCCGGATAAACTCGAGGCTGTATTTCCTTATGATTGGCACGCTGGAGGGTCTTTTGACCGTCCTGATTACGTGCTGACGAGGGAGTTCCCGTCACGGCTTCTTGCTGTGCCAAAGACCCAAAAGGGTCCACGGCTAATTGCAGCAGAGCCCACCGCCCATCAATGGATCCAAGGTGGATTACAGCGATGGATGGAGGGAGCCCTGAGCCGCACCTTTTTGCGCGACTCAGTGAATTTTAGGAGTCAAGAGACATCAAGATCTCTAGCTCTTAAAGCAAGCCTTACAGGCGATATGGCTACAGTGGACTTGTCCTCTGCAAGCGATCGCTTGTCTACTAGGTTAGTTGAATACGTCTTTCAGACTCGAAGAGATCTGTTAGACGCGTTCCACGCCTGTAGGAGCAGGGTTTGCGAAGTTACCGAAGGAGAATATATCCTCCTAAGGAAGTTTGCGACCCAGGGATCAGCATGCACCTTTCCGGTGCAAACGATCGTCTATTCACTGGTTGCGCTTTGGGCAATAGCCCTCACGCGTAAGCTTAGTGTCAAAGACGTGATCCCTCTAGCTTCACACGTCCGCGTTTTCGGCGATGATATAATTTTGCCGAATGACGCATATGGTGTGTTGGTTCGCCTTCTTGGCGAGCTAGGTCTGGTGGTAAATACCGACAAGAGCTTTTCTGAGGGAAACTTCAGAGAGTCGTGCGGTATGGACGCGTACAAGGGTACAGATGTAACCCCTGCCTACGTCCGCCAGATAGACAGCACCACCCCCGCATCGTTGGGGTCTATCGTTGAATGTTCCAACAACCTTTTCTTAAAAGGCTACTGGTCCACCAGCGATGAACTCCTTAAGACACTACCTGAGGAGGAGTTAAAACTCCTTCCAATAAAGGCAGTCGATGACGGGTACCTTGGTCTTGTATCCTATACGGGTGAGTTCCGTGAACATCTCAAACAGAGATGGAATCGCGATCTCCACTTCGTTGAATACAGGGTGCTTACCTCCGAATCAAAAGTGAAACGGAAGGTGGGCCAGGGTAATGGTAGCCTCAGCCAGTACTTTCACGAGCACATGGGACCTATGGGCCCCAATGATGCAAGGAAGGTACCGAAACCTGTGCTTTATAGCTCAGGACAGGTAACCGCAGTGCGCATAAGGAAAAGTGCGCGCTGGGCTAGCCTCATC